CAGAACCTATTATTTGGGATGGAGATCCAAACTGCCAACATGAATGGGGGGAAGTTCATCCTCCGGGATATAGAAAGAGTGATACGCATCCGGGCCCAATGCAACACGAAGGAAATAAGAACCGCGAAAACCTTAAAAGTGATATCTGTACAAAATGTGGAGCGTGGCGTGGGGAGTTGGGGCAGGAACCTTCCCCGGAAATGTTTGTGAAACACTTAACAACCATATTCCACGAACTTAAAAGAGTTTTGAGAAACGATGGTATTTTCTGGATGAATATTGGAGATAGTTATAACGGAAGTGGGAAAGCCGGGAATAATCCAGAATATCAAAAAAGACATACGGAATTTGGAAAACTGTCATTACATGAATCACGATTTGGCAAACCTACACATATAGATAGTTGCAAACCAAAAGACTTGATAGGAATTCCGTGGGCATTAGCGTTTTCTATGCGCGCAGACGGTTGGTATCTCCGTGCTGATATTCCTTGGTTAAAACGCAATAGTATGCCATCCTCGGTAACAGATCGACCCGCTTCGTCAATTGAACACATATTTTTGTTTTCAAAATCCGGAGATACCAAATTCTGGACACACCCAACAAAATGCGGAACCCGCAATCAACCAGAACCGGATTATGTCTACACCAATAAGGCAACCGGTGAAATCACACAATCACCTCCACAAGATTGGAAAGAAATTATGTACGTTAAAGAAGGAGAGACGAAAGAATCCAATTTGTGGAAGCGAAAAAATATGTGGGATGGTCACGACTATTTCTATGACCACATCGCTACAATGCAACAATCTTCTGAATCTTATAACAAAGATAAACGACCGCGCGGGGTTATTAGGCAGAAAGTAAACGAAAATACAAAATATGATCGTAACGACCCACAATATGCAAAATTTGAAAGTGTTGCAGACGGATTAGTGGCATTGATTCCCAAACAAGACGGCACCGGCAAAGAAACATATACAGGATTTAATGCGCGCTATGCACCAAACG